CCTGCAACTTCCGTAGCAGTATAATCTTCTATTGTAACAAGTATATTTGTCTGAACATCTGAAATACCTTCATATGTTTTTCTTGTTACTACAAGCCTAACAGGTTTTTTACTTTCCTTATATTGTCTAAATTTTACCAAATAAAATATTGGATATTTAAATAGATTTTTGGTTAATACCCATGGATAATCTTTATTATTAGGTAAAGTACTTTTAAAACTTATTTCTCTTAAAGGTATATCTTTAATTACAGATATTTCACCTAATTTAACTAATTCATATGTTTTATTTGAACTTTTTACTTTTATTTGAAATTCAGAAGGATTTTGAGGAAGACGTATAGTTTCACCCTCAAAATCAAAAAATATACCATATTCTTCTATCATTATCTATACGCCCCCTCTGCTGATAATGCAATTTGCTGTTCTAACATTTCTTTTATTCTATTAGCAACAACGTTTACATCTGCTGTTTCACGAACATCACCAAATTTAACAGTTATATTTGGTGCTAAAGTTGAAATCTTGTTAATAGCTTCTCTTTCAGCTACATCACGCAAAAGCTTAATATCTTCTGCATTAATTTTAACATCACTTTTAATACTTCCTATTTGTGAATTACCTTTTCCAAACAAATTATCTTGACTATCCAATAACGAATTAAATTTATCTCCAATCATACCTGCAATATTCTGAACACCATCTACTGCAAATTGACCTACTTTTTCACCAATTTGTTGACCTTTATTAAATGCATCTCCATAACTAATCTGATTAAATCTAGTAAGTTTAACAACATCTTTGTCACTTTTTAGATTATCTCTTTCAGTTTTAAGTTTCTCTAATAACCCTGTCATTCCACCTGTCATATTTACATTTAGACCTGGAATTTTATTGATTATACCTTCAATACCTTTTGCTATATTTGTTAAAAAACTTAATGCATTTATAGCCAAATCGAAAAACAATTTCTTTACTGCATAAATAGGGTCACGCCAAACATTAATGAAAAATTCTGCTACAGATAAAACTATATTGGCGAAATATGCAAAATTGTTAAATAAAAATGCAAATAATGAACCAAATATTCCACCAACTACACCAACAACTTTTACAACAATATTACCAAACTTTATCATTGCAAATAATAATAATCCTATTGCAGCACCAATTAATAATATAGGCCAATTTACTGCTAACCAAGCTGCTGCCTGTGCCAATATAGGAGTTACCATTAACCATAACTTAGTGATTAACATTGGAATTTGTGTTGCTCCCCATAATAAAAATGCTGCTCCAATACCTATCAAAATAGGCTGAATTATATTCCAATTTTGCTGCACAAATGTTCCTATTGCTATAAGTGAATTTAGTAATCCACTAAGAATCATTACAACTACATTTAAACTACTTGCCAAAGCATTAACAAAAGCCATTCCACCAGAAGAATTGAATAAATTAGTAATACTTTGTTGAATTGGAATTAAGCCAACCATAAATTTATTTTTAATTAAATTACCTATATCTCCAAATGTCATTGGTATTTTTTTGAATTGGGCATCTGTTTCTTTTGCTGAATTAATCATAGCATTTTTAATAATTTGTGCTGTAATTTTACCTTCAGAACCCATTTTCTTTAAGTCACCCATAGGCACTTTCATTTCCATAGCAATTGCTCGTGCTAACAAAGGTGCATTTTCCATAATACTTCTAAATTCATCCCCTTGGAGTTTACCTGCTGCCATAGCTTGTGTTAACTGATACATTGCTGAAGATTGTTCCTGAATAGATGCACCACCAATTTTAAATTGTTTATTCATCTGTTCTACAAAATAAATAGCTTCATCATTAGTTTTAAATGCATCTTTAGCCAATATACCAAGTTTACCAACACTTGAAGCCATTAAAGCATATTCACCCCTAGAATCTTGTGCAGCACGATATATTTTATCTTGAAGTTGGGCAAGCGTTTGACTTCCATCATTTATTAAGTTTAATCTAGCACTTATATTAGATAAATTATCTAATGTTTCCATAGATTTTTTTATAGCATAGAGGCCAATTAATCCACTTACAATATTTTTCAAATTTGAAAATATACCTGTTGATTTTTGTGCTTCATTATTATATCTTCTTTGTGCTTCTGTTGTATGATTAATTCCATTGTTTGTATCATTAATACTTTGTGTCATTCTCTGTATTGCTCTATTTGCACTCGTTACTTCTGCTCTTGCTGATGCAATTGTGTTACTCAATCTTATATCTCTTGCAGAGGCAGAATTAAGCTGTTCCATAACATTTAATGTCATATGCATTGCTTTTACAATTGATTGCAAAGGCTTGGAAAATTGGTCATTTAATTTTAGAGTAGATGAATACGTTGACATTCTTCACACCTCCCACTTGAGAAAATTAAAACCACCTACAAATAAACAGGTGGTTTATATAATCTATTTTAATTTTTTTTCATCTTCAATTTTGATTAATGTACTTGCATAAATAAATGCTTTTTCTGCATCTGGTAAATCTGCAAATACACTTGGTAGTATATGAAGCTTTTGCAAGGCATAGTGTGCCATATTAAATTCACTATCACCTTGCTTTATTAGTTTTTTGCTTCTTCAACTAATTCTTCTAAATTTTCGCCAAATCCAGATAATATAAGTATTTTTTCAGATAATGATATAACCTCACCACTTCTTAAAACTTTATATAAGTATTGAATAGGTAAAGTTGCTCCTACTGCTTTAATGCTTTCAGCATCTTTAAAATTAGGGTCTACTGTTCCTTCTATAACAATCTTTTCAGCGAATGTTACATTATCAAACTCTGCACCATTTTTAGTTATTTTAGTGCAAGCTTTTTGAATGGTTTTATATTCAGATAAAGGAACTGGCCTTATTTTAAATTTTAGTATTTCTCCTGTATCTTCATCTCTAAATCTATTTGAAATTATAACTTCTTCTGTTACTTCCTCAATTATATTCTTATTTAAAAATGCTTGTAATTTAGACATAATAATATCTCCTCTTATTTAAATTAATTTTAGTTGATTCTGTTATAATAAAAAGGGACTGACTAATTAGTGAGTCCCTTTATAAATTAGAAAAACTATCCAACACTTCAAAATCATCAAATGTAAAGGAAATTTCTTCGTCTAATGCAGTAGCATCAACATCAAGTTTTGCAAGTATTACACCATCAATATTACAATTTTTTAGTACTGTTGTTTGTTTTCCTGTTGCTGAAGCTGGGTCTTCATTTGTTACCTGAATATCAAAATAGGTATCCTTTCCTGTTCTATTATATTCAGACATTAAATTCCTAAAGATTGAAGTTATATAATAAATAGTCATAGTGCCAGTACCTTTCCAACCTCTGGATTTTGAACCAGTACCACGCTTACCAAGTGTTTTCACTTCTTCTTTATTTTTCTCAATTTTTGCTTCTACTTTTTTAACATATGCCAATTCTTCAATATTCCCATTAATCGTTGCGAATGCTGTTCCTTCGCCACCATTAATAACATCTTTTACATTATTAAAAGCCATAGTCTATTTGCCCCCTTAAGCTATATTTACAATTACATAAATCTTTTCTACTGCATCTACAGGTTGTGCATAAAGATTTATTACAACTGCATCAGATTCTTCTCCTGCAAGAACTTCTATATCAGTTTTTGCATCAAAATTTTGGATTCCATTTAAGCTCTGTAATGTCTTCATATAAGTTATAAGCTCATTTTTTAAAAGATTTCTACCATTAGCATCATTATTGACTTTACCAATATAGAAATTTTCATAAATCTTTTTCGCATCAACTGCTATAGCATCAAGTGTACGAATCACTTTATTTTTTCTAAACTCTTTGCCTTTTTCTGAAGTAAATGAAACAAATGTGTTTATATCCTGCTCAACTATAACTTCTCCACTTGCATTTTTAGTAAATACAAATTCTCCTGCATTAAGTGCAGTTATAATTTGACTATTTGTATAAGTAGGATTTACAGGTACATCACCATCATATTTTCTGTATGTAAGAGATTGATTTACATTTGCTCCTGCTACTGCACCTGCTGTCCAAGCAACTAATTTTGCATCATTTTTAATTGATATAATACCTTCATAATTAGCACTAGCATAATTATAAAGAACTGCCTGTATTTTTCTACCTTCTGTATCTCTTAAACGAGCAACAAAAGCTTTATATACAGCTTTAATATCAGAATCATCACCAATATATCCAACTGTATTAAAATCTACAATTTCAATTGCACTTGTAAAATTAGTATGATTTGTACTTGTTACAGTTCCATTTGCCCCACCTGCTAACAAAGTTCCTGCTGAAACTGTTAAATTACCAGTACCACTAAATACAACCCAATCATTGGCTTTTAAATTTGCTACAGTAGAAACTAATGATTGTCTATCTTGCTCTACAGAATCAACATAAGTTATAACATCAAATTTGGTATTATCATCAATATTCTGCTGAATAGCAATAGAAATATTATTTCCACGCAAACCTGAATATTTAGCTGTAACAACTAAAGTTCCAAATGTTTTTGTTGCTTTAGTACCTGTATTAAGTCTATATACATATACTGTTTTAGCATTTCTTAAAGCTTCTCTAACATAAAACAGTTCACTGGTTGGTGTTGTTGCTGTTGCATATGAATACAAATTAGAATTAAACAAATCATAGCCAAACAGTTTAAAGAAATTAGCTTCAATATTTACTTCTGTAACTGTTGCTTCTGCACCCCAATCCATTATTAATGGTAAAGCACAAATACCCCTATCTGATACATTTCCTAAACTATCAGGAATTGATTTAAAATTTACATAAACTCCAGGTCTTACTTTATTTTGTGTTGCCCAAGTTCCTCCAGCCATACTTTATACCACCCTTTCCAAAAACGCATTAATTAAATTTTCTGCTTCTTCTATACTATAAGTACAATCATCTTTCAAAATTGCCATTATTACATCTTTGTTATAAGAAGAAAATTTCTTACTATTCAAAATCTGTTCTTTTGTATACTTACTAATAGTTTCAATTTCTTTTTTTGACATGATTATCAATCCTTCTTTATATATGAATTAGTATCAAGTGTTTCCATATTAACACTGTCAACTGGTATTTTTGTTGAAACATTTATATCCAAAAAGAAGTGTAAAACTTTATCTTCAATATTATGTCTTTTATTTAATCCTCTTAAATTACCACCAGACAAATCAGAAAATAATTCTAGCTTTTCATATAAATCTTCAGCAATCATATGATATTGTTCATCAATGTTAACTGTGTTTTCATCAAGGAAACAATGAATATCGAACATAATATTAAATCTAAATCTATTTTTACATTCTTTTTTTGTATCTTGTTCTATTATTTTTACAAAAAAACAAGGTTCTTGAAATCCTTGTTTAATTAACTCATCATATATTTCATAAGTTGGATACGATGTTTTAAGTGCCTTAACAATTGAATCTTTTATATTTGTAATTATCATATCGCACCACCTAACAATTGTTTAAATCGCTTATCCCATTCTTTGGGTATACTCTCTTGAATCTCTTTTAATGAAATAGTTGCCATGAATTTACCTTCAATCCATGCTGTTTTTGTTCCCATTACCACACCTTTATTAGAGTTTGGATTATAAACAAATCTTTTACCTTTCCATTCCCCAGGTACATAATGTTTATCAACTCTATGTCCAAATTCAACATAACTAGCATAATCCAATGGGTTTGATAAAATAACAGTTAAATTATTTCCATTTCTTTGAATGTTTGATAATACCCATTGCTTTCTTAAATCACCTGTCAATACAGGAGTTCGTTTTTTTGTTCTTGCTAAAGCTTTCAAAGCAATTTCATAAAAAAACTTTTCAATTTCAACATCTATTGTTTGTGATAACTTTTCAAAATTCTGTATAAAATCTTTAAACCCTTGTACATCTAATGACATAATAACACTTCCTATCCTCTATCAAGCCTATGTAACAACAATTCTTGGTGTGTAGGATATAAAAATGGTTCTCCTGCTTCATAAGTTTTGATTACCTTACCATTCCTTATTACCTCAATTCTATCACCTGTTTTAATCTCAAAATCATTTGAGCAAAATAATTTAATCTCATAAGATATATTGTTTTCTGTTGGTGTTTGGCTTTGGATAGGACTATTTAATTCTTTTTGACTTATTCTACATGGCATATTTTGAATAGTTGGTGTTGAACCAGCATTAACTCTTGTTGCTCCTGCTGAAGTAGTTGTTTTACTATATCTATATACATTAGCAGTATCAGTATATAGTTTTTTATATTGCTTTTTAATATAATCAATAGTACTTGAATTTAACATGTTAAATCACCTCTGTATATTGGAAATTTTGTAATTCAGACATGTTCTCTTCCAAGTAACCAATTATATTTTTAGAATCTTTGCTACCTTTTATTTTAATATTTGTGTCACCCATATTAACAGAATCCAAACCATCTAATCTATCATCTTTTATCTTCCTAACTATAATATCAACAACTAAATCTGATAACTCTGTAGGAAATGACGATAGACCACAAATATTAACTATCCTTCTTTGCAAAGCAGATATATAATAGTTAATTATTGCATCTTGACTTGTATCTGAAATATCAAGCAACAATTTAGCTGTGGATAATATTTCTGAATTAGTCATAATTTCACCCCTATTTATATACAATCCATGCACTACCTGCACCACTAAATGTCAATTTAATAGAAGTATCGCATTTTATAGGACAATTTGAAAAATCTACACTTGTATTATTTATTGCTGCCCATTTTGCAGTTGTATCATCATTTAATGTTACATTATAATTTCCATTAACAAGAATTTTTGCTACTTTACCTGCACTTGTTTTAACTGTTTTTGTTTCTGCTGCTGTAGCAGTAATAAGAACAGATGTCCATCCTTTATTAATATTTTCTAAAATTTCTGTGGTTCTAGCTACACTCACAACTATTCACCAACTTTCGTTAATGCTTCTAATATATCTTCTTGCTTCATGCTTCTTTCAAGTTTTATACCTTTTTCTTTAGCAACCTTTTTTAAGTCCTGAAAAGATAATTCTGAATAATTTATATCTTTATTTTCGTTATCATTGCTATTAGATTCTTCATCTTTAATATCATCAGAAGATTTATCATTATCTTGATTATCTTGTTCATCACAAGAATAATTAAGGTTCTTTAATTTTTCTATAATAACAATATCTTCAGTTACAAATTCTCCATTAACAAATTTACATAAAACTTCATCATTTTCTTTATCCCAAATTACACCATGACCATAAAATTTCATTATTTCACCTCAATTAAAAATAATAAAAGAGGCTGAATTAACAACCTCTTTTAGTTTAATTTTCTTTATACCATTTTTAATAAATCTTTCATGAACAAAGTTTTTATCCCATTATCATGAATGTACTGAAACATTTGCAACACTAAGTCACCTGAGAATTGCCATCCAACTGGTTCAACTCCTACAGGGCTAACATCATGCCAGTAAAATGATGGAGTTATACCACCTTCCAAACACCAATCTAAGTATGGTTTAATATCATCTACCCAAGTAGAACCTGAGCCTAGTGCTATATTTGGTAATTCCCATTTATTTGCTATTGGTAAAGATATTGGGATTCCTGTTCTATTAACTCTAGCTGCCTTGCAACCATTATCACGTAATCTTTGCATCATGGGTTCATCCCAGCATTCTCCTGCACCTGGAGTTGCAAAATAATATGCACCATCACCCCAACCTCTGTTTAGCATGTAGTCACGCATTAAAGCAAATTCATTGATTTGTGTTTGAGGGTCAGCTAAGTGCAAATCCTCTGCGTGAGTCCAACTATGATTACATAACTGTACAGTGCCACTATCAAGAGCTAAAGCATCTAATTCTGATTCAGTAAGTAAGTTTTCATTACCACCAATTATACTAGAATGTGGTATCCAAAAATTCCACTTAATCCCATACTGTTTTGCTAGTGCATGTGTGACTGTTACATTGTTTTTATAACCATCATCTGAGTGAATTAAAACTGCTGGTTTAACATATTCATTATAACTACAATCAGAAAAATATACTGTTGGTTTGTTTTCTCCAATCGCCCATACTCTATAAGAAAGTATTTCAACCCAATTCCATGTTGCCTCGTCTATGTTCTTGAACATACTTTTCGTTATTTTAAAGTGATTCCATCCATTAGATAAATTTGGCTTCGTACTGTCTGCATAGTAACTGTAATAAAGCATTTCAAATTGTGGATATGAAGAAGTTGTGGTTCGCAGAATAATCCCTATTCTATCAACTTGAGATATATCAGGAATATAGCACCATACATCAACACAGTCAAGCTCACTCATATTTTTTTGTATATATTTATCAATAATACTTAATGTACTATCAACTGGTGTAGTAACAGCTAAAGCTTTTCCATCAGCCTGATGCGAATATGTTTGGTTTGTTATCAAAGTAGGTACAGTACTGGGGGAATAATCTTCTACTGATGCGAAGTCATCCAGCACTACTTTATTTTTATAATTAATTAAACTGCTAGAGTAACAACTTTGACCATTAAAATACGCATCTGTGATGATATTGCCATTACATTTTACATCTGCAATACTACTACTATTAAATATCATCATTTTGTTATCACTCCTTAATCATGTATACAATACCATCTGTATTTTTAGTTTCAGGAAGTGCGTCATATTCAGCTTGAGTTAATATAATGATTTTTTGCAAATTGGCTAATTTCTCTCTTATTTTTGGCTGTATTCCAATTAATGTATCTGCCATTTCAAATTCACCTTATCTTTCCTTATTATCAAATAAAAAAGGGAATATATTTCAATTCCCTTAATTAATAAATTAAATTATTAAGTCTTTAAGTTAGTTATTGTTCCATGCATAAAAGAAGCTCCATGAGCTAATCCAATCTGTCCAAAAATCTGACCTGATTCTGCTGCACCTGTTTTAGCAAGTTCTTCGTAGAACAAATTACCTTTATTAGGTACTGGCTGGAATACAGGAGCAATTACAGACATATCGAATATACCAATTGTTCCTGCTGGCATAAATCTATCAAGTTGAACACCTATATTTCCAAAATCTGTTTCTATTTGTTTAATGTTTAATCCACCTATAGCCCTGTCCATGGGTGCATAACCATAAGCATTAGATATTCTTTGCTTTTGATAACCATTACAGAAAAGAACCATATTTTTGAAAGATGCTCCATTTGTAAACATTTCAAGTAATAAAGAATCTATCAATTCTTTACTTAATTCTGCACTTGCTGCATCAACTGTATTTCCTGTAGAACAAAGTTCAATCATACCTCTTGTCTTATTTGCTACACCTGCATTTGTTGCAATTTGATATGTACCATTTAAGAAAGTATAGTTAACATCACGAGCGATTTTTTCTAATGCTCTTGCTATCTGGAAATCTCTTTCAGAAGGTGCATTATTTGATGCTCCTGCTGAATTTATTCCTGAAAGTCTACCAGCATTGCTCATTTTCACATAAGAAAGTGATACCTGTTCTTGGAATATCTGAGTTACGTTTTTATCCTGTGTTTTTACATAAGATATTGCTGTTGGTGCTGTCAATGAAGCTGTTTCAGTAATTGCAGGCTGACTAGCTGATTGATGTGAATATAATGAATCTACTGGAAACTCAAAGTTTTCTGTCATCATTCCACCTGTCAAACCACCTATCATTGAAAGAAAAGGTGTGTTAATTGCATCTGCTGTAAAAAGCTCACCTGTATAATTTGGAAGATTCCATACTGTTCCTGCTGCTACGTTTGCCATATTTATCATTCTCCTCTTATTTTTTAAATTAATTATTTTTTATTTTGCAATGCAACCATTTTATTTTTAATTGCAATTGCTAAAGGCATATTTCCATTGCTCATTGCTGTTGCATATTCTGCTTGCAATGCTTGTAATTCTGAATTGTTATTACTTCCTCCACCATTTGGTGGCACATATGAATTTCCTGCTATTCTTGCTTCTACTTGCTTTTGTATATGATCATTAAAAATAGCTTCAAATGTTTCTATATTTTTATTAGTGCTTTCTAAATCAGCACCAAGAATAAAATCTATAATAGATACAGGAAGTTGTTTTTCTGTTGCTGTTTTAATAGCTGAATTAGTTAACTCTTTTTTAAAAGTCTCTTTCTGCATCTGTTCTAACTTCAATTCAAGTTCCTTCATCTTTATATCTTTGGGATCAGCTTCAGGAAAACGTTTCTTTATTTCTGTATCAATTTCTTTTTGCAAATTGTTAGTCTTCCAAGTTTCCAAAGACCCCTGAAGATATGTTTTTAATTCCTCGTTAGAATCCTTATTACTTTCTATAAATGTTTTTATTTCATTAAAATCCATATTAAATCCATCCCTTTCTGCCCTCTTAACGATTAAATCCCTAAGAACGCAATAAAAATTATTTTGATATTTTTTAGTTAATATAAAAAACCACTTTGTTTATAAACAAAGTGGTCAATTTAATCTACATATTTTTCTTTCCACTTTTCATAAGTCATATCACCTTCAACATAATATGTTTTACCTTCTGAATTTCTTGCAATTCTTTCAGGTGATAATTCATCTTTAAAATATGGAATTATTGTTGATCTACAATTTGGATGACTTGGAGGATAATTTATGCCTACTTGTTTGTCAGATAATTTAAATACTAATCCATCTAAACCCTGACAAATTTCTGAAGTTAAATTGTCCAATGTGGCTACATATTCATACTGTGATACTACACCAGAAGCAATTAAACCATCTCCAAAGCTTTCATTAGAAATATGATTACTTTCAGTTCTAACTAACCTTATAGCATTGTTATATGATATATCTAATCTCTTAGATAAACGTTTTGCTGTATTTTGTCCACTATCACCACGAATAAAACTTTGTGTCAATTCAGTTTCAAGTGTACGAATTAATTTATCCTTATCCTTATAAATCCTGTCTGAATAGTTTTCACCTAACCATTGAGTTTTAACAACTTTTTCAATAGTATCAGTATTTAATTTATCAAAGCTTAATCCAATTGATAAACCTGTTTGAACTGTCCAAATACTTCTATAATAGCCATCAGAATAAATATTATTAAGTAATTTACCAGTTTCTATATTATTTTTAGAAGTTAATAATTGAATTTGATGTTCTATTTCAATTTTTAATGCTTCAATTCTTCTAACTCTAGCTCTTATACTCATATTTTCCAGCTTCTTTATATATTCTGGATTATCTGAATATAATTTAGCTTGTTTAATATATTCATCTAATGAATCCTTAAACTTACTTAATTCTGATTTGCTTAAAAGCTTTTGTGCTTCTATATAATTTATATTATTATTTATTGCATACTTTTGATAGAAAACAGATAGTTCTTTATCTATATTGTCTTTTACATTTTGGTAAGACTTTAACAATAATAAACCATATTCTTCTGCTTTCTTTTCCTGTAATATTAAATTTTGCTCTGATCTCTTAATCCAATATTCTTTATTGGGAATAGCCATTATTGACCACCACCAGTATTTGAATTGGTATTGTTAAATCCAAATTGATTATTAGTATCTGGATTTACTTCCATTTCTTGTTCTTCAAGCCATTTCTTATAAATTAATTCTGGATTATCTACATCACCAAATTTTGATAATATATGAGTTCTAGGATATATTTGTAATAGATTTGGTATAGCATTGGATAATGTTGTAATCTCTTTTGGTATATTTAATGTAAATTTAACATTTACTAATCTATAATCAAACTTTGTTCCAGTTAATTTATAATAATAATCAAAGAATAATTTTAATCTTTGTTTTAATACTTTTTCTATAGCAGATTTCATTAAACTTACTTTACATTCCAAAGCATGTAAACGTTGTCTTAATGCATCTCCACTTGTATTACTTGTAGGTGTTTTAACTTCATCAATCATAGATGCAGCACCATATACATCTTCTTTTAAATTATTTATATGATTACTTACAAATTCACCTATTTCTTTAGTAACGAATTCCATACTAGCATCTTTATTTTTACAATTTACCCAACCATTATTAACAACATCTTTATAAAATTCATCTGTATTTCCTGAACCATCAGAATCTGGTTTAATAGACATACCTTTAGAAAATAAAATTGCATTTCTATTATCATTGATTTCATTTTGGTAATTGCTAATAGAAGTATTGTAAGCATCTTGTTCAGTCTTATAATCTTCTAAATTTGCTATAGCATAATCATTAAACCTTAATACACGCAAAGGAACTTTACTAAAATTATGCTTCTTCCTGCTCTTTTCTTCACCAATCTGCAAACTAGTTACATTATAAGTTATTACTTCAGTATCAGTATAAACATCAAGGTACTTTTTAACAATACTTGAAGCTGTACCAATACTATCTATAGCATCTTCATAAAAGTGTAATCCAAGTAATACATTTTTATCTGCTGTTCCATCTTCTAAAATAAAAGCATTTAATGGATTTAAAGCCAAAGAACCAAATTCTTTATCTGCGTTTATGTAGTTAAGCTCATAACTTTCACCAAAGATTAAACAATATCTTAATAACTCTTGATTATGTAATGTTTCCCAAGTAGAGAAATTTAAATCTATTATATCTGTAACAGTTTTATCAGCATTTTTGTGTATGTAATTAACTGGATTACTTAACAAATAACTTACATATTTTTCTATAAATTCTTTATTAAAGTTCTTTACAAGAATATCATTGCTTCTCGAATCAATCCTTTTATAATCTGCATATATATCATGTAAACCAATATAATACTTTTGATATATCATTTTTGCTGCAATATTTATATTTAACTGTTCAAAACATTTTTTTATTAATTGCATCTGTTCCAAAATCTCACCACCTTACCTTCTTCTATATAGGTCACTTATCTTAAATATATCTATAGGTTCAAGAACTTCAATTTCATCAATCCTATTGTTAAATTCCGCGGTTATATCAGCTCCATCGTCATGGGCAGAAAAGTTACACCCTTGAAATTCCATAATTTGTTCTATGAATTCAGTATCTTCAGAATTGAATATAATTCTTCCATTATTAACATCACCAACAATTGTTGAAATCTTATCATCTTTATTTTTGTTTTGAGATGTATTAATAATTTCTATATCTCTACATCTTAATTCATGATCTTTACATAATTCTTCACGAATTCTAATTGCATCTGCTCCACCATAAGTATTTTTTTCAATCCATATGTGGGTAATATCTTTAAACTTTTTTAAAAGGTCTAAAGTATGTTTAATATAGGCATCATATTCTTTTCCATTTGATTGTTCAAATTTAAGAAGTTCACCTTTACGACAATATTTAAAACCATTATCAGATAATGAACCAACCAGAAATGCAAAATAGTCTTTTTTTTTACCTTTTACTTTTGTATTTGTTCCAGCAGGGTCAATACAAAGCATAGTCTTTAAGAAATTATGTTTGTTAATTTCTTCAGGTGATTCAGTTCTATTAGATTTGAATTTCTTTTCTCCAATAGTAGCTGCATCATTCATTTTTTCAGTCATGAATGCTTCTCTATTCTTCCAGTACTTAACAGCTAAATCTTCAAATCTATCCCATTTATCTTCCCAAAGTATAGGAAAATACATTAATTCTTTATTTTCTATATAAAAATCCTTTGCTTCTTGATAAGGATTATCACGTTTATTATCAAAATAAATTCTTTTACATTCCAACCATAAGCCTTTATCAAATATATCTTCAATCTTTTGTCCATCTTCAAGAATAATTGCTCTTTTTAACAATGTCTTATAATCTTTTTGCTTACATAATCTACTTATAAGACAATTACTTTTCATAATTGTACCTATAGATAAAATCTTTGTTGCTTTACCTACTTTTACACCATCTCTATATGTTGCTGTATCACCAAATTCTTCAATCTCTTTACACCATTTATCCCACTTCTTAATACTTGCTTCTTCTGTTAAAACATCTGCTTCATCCTGAAAATCATCACCAATAAAACATGTAGGTCTTATTCCCCTATAGTTCATACCTCTAACTGAAGCACCTGAAGATACTATTTGTATATCTGTACCATTAGATAATTCAATTTCTTCACTATTTACAGTGAATTTTTTAGTATCAATTAATTTACCAAATGCTTTAATTATAAATTGATTGTTTTCAAATACAGTTCTAATATTATCCATAAATTGTTTAGCATCTCTTTCTTTTTTTGCTCCAATTATAGTGAATATAGATTGTTTATAGCAATGAAGCCATATTGTCAAAGCTAAATCACACACGGTTGTTTTTGCACAACCTCTTGGAATAACCATATTACCTTTATCAAAGTAATCTTTAATAAACATTTCATCTATGAAATTCCACATTTCATAATGAACTGGTGCTAATCCTCTTTGTTTATTAGTTGGTTTTGCAACAAATATATCCTGTAAGTAATATAAACAAAAGAATTCAAAAGACTTTTGACCTAAATAATAAGCTAATCCATTTTTTCCCCATAAATTAGTACTTGTTCTTATTAATTCAGTTGCCTTTTTCTTTGCTTCAGCTTTAGGATAATTTTTTTCTTGTATTAATTGAAATGTAAGATATTTGTGAAGTGTAATTTGGTTATATCTATCATTATCAAAATTATTGTCTATCATTTAATTCACCTGTTTCTTAGGGTTCAAATCCTTAAAAAATATTATAAAAAACTGTAGAGGTAATCACCCCTGATTTTTGAGATTTCCAAAAAGAAGGGTATGGGTAGGGTATCATGTAT